GTATTACTTTAGCTAACAATGAGAAAGCAATCATTAGTTCGAACAATATATCGATAGCTTAACACATGGACAATTTAACTAAAATTGATCAGATACATAGTGTAATGCCGGCGCATTACAATACCAGGGTTAATCCTAACTGGAATGCGTTGATCACTGCCATAGGTCAGTCAGACCAAAATCTTGCTAACCTCATTGTTGCTATTAAAAATCAGTTTTTTGTTAAGACTGCCAGTGCGCCATACCTAGACAATCTTGCGGCAAACAATGGTGTTTCTAGACCACCTGGCACGGGGATGACTGACTCTACATTTAAGCATTTCATACCTATTATGGCATACCAGCCAAAACAGGTTAAATTGATAATAGACCAACTATTGAACATATTCTTTGCTAAAGAGTCTACAACTGCTTATATAGAATCTACTCAGGCACAACCATTCGTTCTGCAAAACGGTTGGGAACTTGAGTACACAGTTGACGGCGTATACGACGAGTTAATATATTTCTACACAACGGATTTCACAAACATCAATGCTGCGCTTGCTGAGGAGATCGCTGCCGCCATAAATAGACAAGCTAAGCACAGTTCTGCAGAGAGTTACTACGATCACGTTAAGAAAAACTACTACGTTAAGATATTCAGCAACACTGTGGGTTCAAAAGGGTCTATTACAGTGGTGGGAGGTAGGGCCAATATCGCTTTACAGTTCAATGGTTTCATTACTACTGCCGGAAATGGTACCAATACGGAGTGGATGGTGACCAAGATCGGGGATGTGGTAACTTTTCAGTATGTGAGTGGGATGTCCCCAGGGATAAATCAGCTTCAAGTCGGGAATGTTGTTATATCGCTACTACCGGGTAATGTAGGATACTTTCCTATCACTAGTATTGACCTCAGTAATAATAGTTTTACATTTATAAACCTATTTGGCACCCCGGGGACATATACTCAGAGTGATGCTACACAAACTAAGTTCTTTGTAGCTAATAAATACGTGGCTTTCACGCAAGATATTCGCGCAATGACATGGGAAGTTACACCGGGCGAAGTTATAGTAGAAATTCCTGCGACTCCTCCCGTTGTGAAGAGGTCGTTGATTGGTGGTGCTCACATAAATGGTTCTGAGAGCATAGTAACTGCCACGAACAGTGAAACATCAATTACAGTGGCTGATGCTTCTCAATTTCCTATGTCGGGAACATTCTGGTTGCAAGAAGTTGAAGAAATCGTTACTAGGTACCTCACACCTACACAAAACACAATATCAACTAATACCTTTAACACTAGTTTCATAGGAAGACCTACAGAGTACACGTACACGAGTAGGTTGGTGCTAGAAACTATAGGTAACACCACGAATGGTAGCAATATAATAACTAACCTAGGTTCAACTGCAGGTTTAGTGATAGGTCAAAATGTGTTCATGCCAGGTGTGCCATCCTATGCTCTTATTACGGATATTTTAGGGAATACAATCACTGTAAGTCATCCAGCTACAGCTGATGGGATTGGTGTTGTCGTCCAGTTTGCCGGAAATATACTTACAGGTATAACACCTAATCTGCCACCTCTAGCAACCTTGAATGAGAAGCCGCTGATTAGTTTGACTAGAACTAGTAACATAGTTACAGCTACAACATCAACTCCACACGGTTATCAAGTTGGCGACGTAATTTCCATATATGGTTCAACTGGCATCATAAGTGTTACGTCAACTGGCACCATAGCAACTGGACAACCATATATCACTAGTGTCACACCTATAGCAACAGTGGCAACGGGAGAACTCGTTGTTGGAGCCAATATACCAGTAGGAACCTTAGTGGAAGATGTAGTTGGAAGTACAGTTACGATGACTCAAGTCGCAACCGGCAGCGGGAGTGAAGCGATTACCTTCAATGAAAATTTAAATGGTGCTTTCGTTATTACTTCGGTCACCAATACTACGTTTACTTATGTCTCTATAGGCTTAAACGGCACTGCGTCTATCCCTGGAACATCCAGCTCTGACATCATAGGTATGGCACCAACCGGCTCTTTAGTTTTGATAACAAACGCTTTGCCTGTTAGTTTTACTAGGATAACTGGTCCTTATGTATGGGATCTATCAGCGCCGTTTGTGCTATCTAGCAATATAGCTACTTTAACGGAAAATATACAAGCAGGACAAACTATTCCACTTATTAATTTAAGTTCCAACACTATACCATCTACTGGAGGTTTTGTAGTATTTGACTATGGATTAAACACACAAGAAGGGCCGGTAGAGTATTTGTACGCCCCAAATAATACAGCGATAGTTATAGATCCATCATATGTGTTTCAATATAGTCACGCGAATGGTTCAAGCGTGGTATCTATAGATAATAAGGGTCCCCACATCATGAGTGGCCTAGGGACTGAGTATCCACCATATATCACTAATCCATCAGATGTTAGGATTACACTTGAAAAGCTTATAGAATCAGTGGCTAGCGCAGGCATTTTTGTAGACTTTCTCGTTCGCTATCCCGATCAACTCTATAGTGTTTGGCCAACATATACCGTGATATAGGACAGTTAACTTAGGATAAGGTAGAATAAGGTTAATATGGCAGTACTTGGACGATTATTAATTTCTAGTGCGGAGAGGCTCGACCTTCCCGATCTTTTGAGCATCGACTCCTATTCTGCCGGTGACTGGCAGTTCTTCATTGATACCTTGGTTGGTGAGGATACTCCTTACATTATCAAGGGCTTTGACATTATTAATCCTGGTCTTGCCATCAGCACTCAAAGCATTTCTATTAACATAGCGGATTCCGCTATGTATTATCCTGGCTCAGGTGCTGGATCATTTTTCTATGGGTTGCCAGCCGGAAATCCTAATGCTCAACCACTAGTTCCATCGTTAGTATTAAATGCTACTAACTACGTCTATTTAACTTTTACAACTTTTAATACTGCTGAAGATACCAGAGCATTTTGGGATCCAGATGCTAATGGCACTGTTGGTGATGAGTTTACTCAAGAAGTTAACACGGAAACTGTAATTCAGGTCCAAGCGAATGTGTCTACGGGGTCTTTCCCTGATAATACTGTACCTGTTGCCATAGTTGTGATGAATGCAACAGCTATCACGAGCATTGAAGATGCCCGTCCTATGATGTTTAGACTAGGAACAGGCGGTATCTCGCCTAATCCTGCTAATAGATTTGCATGGCCAGCTATACCAAGTGTTCAGTATGAACAGCTTGAGACGCCGATTACCATAACTTCGCCCACTCAACCAAATCCATTCGAAGGCGGCGATAAGAATCTTACATCCCTTAAGCAGTGGATGGATGCTGTGATGAGTCAATTGGCCAACTTAGGTGGCACACAGTACTGGTACGAAGATAATAGCACCTTCAGTTTAATAAGTCTCTTTAATGATATAAATACTACTTTTTACTCCAAGGGAAAGTATGTACACAGCTCATCTATTCCGGGACAACTCACTCTCACTGAAAATCTTGTAATAAAGAGTGTTAACTCTCCTCAAGACATCATCATTCAGCCAGGCACCATTCAGATCCCAGATGAGTATGTAGCGTATGTGAATCTAAATAGCGCTCAACAAATAAACCTTCTAAATGAAGGTGTTTTATTTACAAATGGGTCATCATACGTAAATACACCAAATGGCTCTGTTGGTTATTTTTCAGAATTGAGCATTGGTGACTGGATAAGAGTTGCTAGTGATCCATTTAACTACACTCTACAAGTAGAGCAATTTTGGAGCGGTACAAATGGTAGTGGTTCAACCACTACCGCAGGAAATGCGAAGTCGATACAGTTAAGTGGGGCATATCAAGGTCCATCTGCTGTACAATTTGCAACCTTTAATCAGGGTGTCTACGCCATTAGTGATCTACTGATTCAGTCTAGATCTAACCCTGCAATTGCCGCAGCTGGTGGAAGCTTTCTGTGGTTGGTACTTCGTAGCGATACCATCGAGGGTATTGCTACGAAGTACCAACCACAGAAAGC